TTTTCAATACCTAGCTCGTTCATGAGTTTACCCTTGCCCATGCCGTAGAACAAACCAAGGTTTATTGTCTTGGCCTGAGGTCTTGGTATTTGTGCAATGTCTGCGACCATGGCGTGAAAGTCTGCTTTGCCTTCTTGATATTTACTCATGATAGCCCTGACATCTAGTCCATCAGAGTATGCGTAGTGCACTACAAGCCTCGGCTCTTGCTGTGAGTAATCGAATGTGCCCCACTGTGTGCCGTCTTCCGGTATGAATAGACTACGAATCAGTTTTTTAATTTTTTTGTTACGTGATGGAATCTGTTGCAAGTTAGGATTGCTGTAACTAAATCGTCCGGTGACTGTGCCGCCGTCATCACTGCGCATCTGGTGAATCTCAGCGTGTATCCTGCCTTTGTGTTGGTGTTTAAGAATCGTGTCAATAAATGTTGTATTGGCTTTGTTTATTTCTCTGGCTTCGACAATCTTCTTTGCAATATCATGCTCGTGATTTGATAAAAAGTTTTTGGTAAAACTAGGCGCTTCTGTTTTTGGTGTTCGCGGATACTTGATTCCAAGCTTGTCAAAGGCTTGTGCAATCGACGCAGCCGCCCATATCTCTACATCAAGACCACATATCTTTTTTATTTCAGACATCAGTTGTTTTTCTTTTACCGACAGCTCTTTCTTTGCAATGTCCGCTTGCTCAAGATCTACACGCACGCCCTTCATACGCATGTCGATCAAACAAGGTTGCAGCCTGGTCTCCAGGTCGTAGATATCCTCTAGTTCTTGCTTTTGTATTTCTTCTTTGTTTAATAAATATAGATCGTACGTTAGCCGTGCATCGTATTCCGCATACTCTCCAACATGCATTGACGGTAGTTTGTACATTTCTTTTTTAGGATCGACACCGAACTCTTTAGCAGCAGCAATCAACAAGTCTTCGTTTTTTGTTCGACCAAGTTTATCTTTGGCTAAACTGTTTAGTGTGTAAGAGTATCTGTTTTCATCAAGCAAAGCACTTGATATCATGGTGTCGTGCACCTTACCGTTGACCGTTATTCCTAGACTTTTAAGCCACCCTATATCGTACGATGCATTATGAAAAATTTTAGGACAATCTAGTTTCGCAACAGTTTTAAACCAATCAAGGACTTTTGTTTTATCAAGATTGCCACCGTTATGTGCAATAGGATAGTAACCTTCCCAGTTAGCTGTGGCCACAGCAATGCCTGTAACGTAACCATTCTTTGTTGCCCAACCAGAGCCGTGCGTAGTAAGTTGTGTGTCACACGTTTCTAAGTCAATTGATATTAATTTTTCTTTGGACAGATCAGGAAAATGTTCTTTCGGCGTCCACTCCGTGGGCGCGTTGTATACAAATTTATTCATGCTGTTCTTTTAGTTTATCAATATACCATTTTGCTTTGTCTAAATCTTCTTGTGCTCTTCCTTTATGTTCGTATCGCCATAAATATTTTATAGCGTTGCCCTGCAAGTAAAACTTAAAACCATCTCCAAGGCAAGACTTAATTGCATCAATACACTCGATGTCGCCTTTCTTGTAGTGAGGAGGATGATTTACATAGTCTGTCATAACGCTAATCTAAAATGCATGGTAGTTTGTGGAAGCAGCACGTGTAGTTCTTCTTTCGCTCTGGTTGCACCAACATAAAATACTCGTTGTTCGTCGTCCGAATCATTTTGATAGGATTCATGTGTTCTTATATTCATGTCAGTCGTAAGCAACACTTTATCACACTCTCCTCCTTTTGCAGCATGAATAGTGGATATTTTTATTCTTGGTTTGTTCTTTATATTTTCGTCTTTCGCTTCTAGTCTAAGTAAATACGCACGATCCTGTAAATTAATTTTATCTAAAGCTTGAGACCATTCGCCTACACTGAAAGGGCCAAACAACAAAGTCAGTGTTTCAAGATCGTAAAGATGTTTGTCATTCATTACATCCAATGCTTCTTCGTATTTATTAGAAACTTTTTTGTAAAAGAAAATTTTCTTTATAATTTTTTTATCGATCATCTCGCCTTTCATTAAGTCGTTCCACCCTGTAATCGCATCAAACATTCTTTGTGGTATGGGCTTTATGATATTTTTCTTCTCTTGCTTTTCATACCACAGACCTTGCATACGACAGTCCTCCTCTAACTTGTCTAAGATAAATTTATCTCTGCCTAACAAAAGCCAGTTGCCAGAAGATAGGTCTACGCTTTCCATGCTTTGATGATAACGAAGAACACCGTCTTCTTCTGTCGGCAACCAATCTTTGTGTATTCTATTTTTTGTAACCTCGATAATTTGTTGCGCAAACTCTTGCACCTTTTTCTTCACTCGAAAAGATTGAGGCAAAACTGTTTCTTCTGCAGGATAATCAATAAATCTTTCTACGTCTGCACCAAGCCATCTGTAAATAGCTTGGTCGTCGTCGCCTGCCAGATACAGTCTTTTTGCCGTCGATGCAAAATGTTCCACCATAGCCCACTGCAACGGTGTCAGATCTTGAGCTTCATCGATAAACACCACATCTAGAATAGGCAGTAAGTTCTCATTCACTGCCTCGTACAACATGTCCGTGTAGTCTATGTATCTGTTAACTTGTTTGAACTCTTCGTAGGCCGTTGACAGGTGTTCTAAAAACTTCCAATCAACTATCGTAGAGTCTACGTATTTCCTATAGTGTTCTTCTAACGAGATGCCACGTGCACGAGCTAGGTTGTGCTGGTTGAGATAAATATTATCGGACATGCCTGTTTCGGTGTCCACGACAAGTTGTGCCTTCAAACCAATCTTGTCAGAAAAAGATTTGAAATGTGGCTTGCCCATAACAGTGCGGCCCTCTTGATCAATCGAGTGATAACCACATGAGTGAAGTGTTGAAAACCATCTAAAACTTTTCTTGTCTAAATTAAATTTTTCTATGGCTCTGTCTCTTGCTTCGTTAGCTGCTTTACGAGTGAAAGAGAAGTATCCTATCTTGTCTATCGGCACTGTCTCCATCTCTGTTTCAACGTAGTCCAACAAGGTAGATGTTTTTCCAGTGCCTGGTGGTCCTAGTAATTTTATAACTTTGGCCATTAGTAAGACTCCTTTTCTTTCATGTCTGGTGTCGTTACCTCTATGTCTTCTGTGTCGTCAATAAACTCTGGCACGACCCATACTTTTAAAAATATATCTCCGTCTGCCTGAGATATGCGTAACGTTTTCTTTGCGCCCTGTAGCTCTTGTTCCAGTATACGAACCATTTTGTTTCTCTGAAAAACAGTAAACTTTTTTCGTTGTAGAAAAGCCTCCAAATGTTTTAGTAAGAAGTGATGTTTACGATCCCTGTTGGCCTCTCTATTGAGCCAAGGTTTGCCCAGTGCGATCTCTTCTTTTGTTTCTGCAGCAGCTTTATTTGTGCACCACTCTTTTAAATATTCTATAAACTGCTCTGTGTTGCTGACACCCTTGACCGGTGTATACGTAGCGCCTCCCAACATTGCACCGATTTTCTCTGTCCATCTTGGGACTGGTATAATCTTTGGCATGATGCTGATCTGCTCCATACATTTTCGTTGAAACCTTATCTGGTTTTGTAAGTCTTCTGTCTCCAGCTCTAGTGGTTTGTCCACACCATCCAGAGACAAAAACCACAACGGAGGCTCTGATCCGTATTTTTCTAAACCCGTTGGCACGACATCAAGATCCGTTTCGCCCTTACCAAACTTTCTACTAAAACATTCTTTACGATTGCAGTTAGAACACAGTGGTTCTTTGTTACACGCATAATCATATTCTTTTTTCTTGACTGACTTTTCTATTTTTTCAACCTCTGCTTGCGTCAAAGGTGGGTCACACATTTCGTTGTTGATGGCCCCCAGATCAAATAAAAAATCTGTCTTGCCAGACTTTTTAAGAAACACAGCGACGTTAGTCATTGCTTCATCACGACCTCCCTCTGGGACACCGTTGTGAAACAAAGTATTGAGACAAGGTGGGCCGTCTGCAAATCGATCAGGTTGCTTAACATACTCAACGTCAGCATTGTTCTGCGCATATTTTAAATGCATAGAATAGAATGATTCTAAACTACAAGGATTGCCTTCATCATCTAAAGCGCAACGTGTGCTTCCGTCCCCACCAAAGTACGGTAAGTTTAAATAGTTACCCGTCTGACCTTTGTCTAATAATAATTTAACCTGCTTTGGAAAAATTTCTGAGCCCGCACAACCTAGAAAAGAGGCAAACTCTTTCAGCCTAGATTGTACGAGACTCGCTTTCACAGGGACAGTGAAAAACATAAAGACATGAGCACCACCACTTTTTGATTTAAAAACAATCAGTGGTAGTTTCTTGTCTCGAATCTTTTTAATTAATTGTAAGTGATCAAATCCATTATACTTGTCTATGTCTATGCATCCCCAACGACACTCATTGTTTTCATCGATAGGTATTATGCCTAAACTTGTTTTACCGCTAAGATGATCCTCCCACAAATGATCTGGTAATCCACTAGGTTCTCTAATAATTTTATTCTTACCCTGTAGTTTACCGGAGTCGCTTGTCTCTTCTGGTATGAACTTACCATACGCCACGTTAAGACCACGAAAGATCTCTCTAAATTTCTCGTCCATTCTGTCCCTTTAAATTAAAAGGGCGGCCGAAGCCGCCCAATTTTTAGTAAGATGTAGAAGTAGTCTGCGTCTCTTCTTCGTGGGACACCTTAACGGTGTTCTTACTCACACCTTGTGAAAACAGCTTAGCTGCATCATATGTCCCCCGATCCTGCACACGACCAATTTTTTGTACATCCCAGCCGAACCAAGTCCCTTTTGCATTAGACTGTGGTACAGTTCTCAGCTTATAGACGTGACTATAAGACGGAGGTGTATACGGTCCGTCTTTGCCTTGCATCTTTATGCCGAGCATCATGGAGTTCCACTTTCGTGAAACTTTTCTTTGGGTAGCTTTCATGGTTATTAAAGCTTGTTCGTAACCATCCTTGCTAACAACCAAAACATAGTGATTGGCCGTTTCATCAATCACATTACCATTCGGTAGTCTGTTTTGAAAGTTAGCGTCTCTAGGTGCTTGACTGATATCGTAATCAGCACCATGGACTGCTACAGGAGCACCGCTGCCTTTGCCACGCTCACCCCACTCTATAAACTCTCGTTTATAGTGGCAAGGTATTACATCAATACCTTGTTCTCCATCAAAGAGTGTGC